GCTTTAACCTGGTATACAGAACAAAGATTGGTAACGATCTATCACCAGAGTTCGGCTATAAGATTCATATTCTCTATAATGTCATTGCCAATCCTGATGCTATTTCGTTCGATACTCTTGAAGATTCTGGAGTTCAAGCCACAGAATTTGCTTGGGCTCTGAGTGGTACCCCTACGAAACTGGTAGGTTTTAGACCAACAGTTCATATTTCCATCGATTCAACACAGACACCTCCTGACGTCATGCGAGTTTTGGAAGATCAGCTGTTTGGAACCGAGACAACCAATCCACGTCTTCCTTCGATGGCTGAAATTGCTGGATATTTCGGTTATCTTCAGGAGCTTATCATCGTGGATCATGGAGATGGTACTTGGACAGCTATCGATGCAGCTGACAACTACATTACGATGCTTGACGAGACTACTTTCCAAATTGATAACGCAGATGCGACATATTTGAATCCAGATACGTACACAATCTCATCTACGAGTCCTGGCTAGGAGGTGAAATGGCTACCGTTACTGGTCTTACCGCCGATCGTATGCTGGAGATCGAAGCTGCGTCGGTTGTTGACGGTGATGTTATCGATGGTGAATTGATCCTTACGAAGCATGATGGATCAACTATCGATGCAGGTAGTGTAATCGGTCCGCCTGGTCCTCAAGGACCTCTTGGATCAGATCTTTCTGTTCTTGTTCAACAGGCTATTCTCGATATCGGTATGCCTAATCAAATTCGTGCAGGTCGAGTGCTGACACTGACTGACTTCACGAATATTGGTCTATCGGCACCCGAAGCATTGTGGAATTTCTCGAATGTTCTGACGGATGCAAGCGGTAATAATCACACGCTTACCGACAGAGGATCTGTTACGTTCATTCGCGGAATTGATGGTCAAAACAGCAGTTGTGTGCAGTTCAACGGATCGAACGCCCTGTATATTAGCGATATAGGATCGGGCGATGCATTCCGGCTCAGGGTGGGAACATTTGCAGCTTGGGTTCGGACGTCAAAGCAGGCTACATTCCAGAACATCATCTCAAAACGAGGTCCAGGTAGTCAGATCGGCTATGTGCTGAGAATTCGAGACACTAACGTGGCAAGTTTCGGAGTCAGTTCTTCTGGTACTGCTCTGCTTGAGGTCAACGGCCTTTCGAAAATTTGTGATGATCGTTGGCATTTCGTCGTCGGCGTATTCGACGGCATTCTTCAAAGTCTTTATGTTGATGGAATTCTAGAAGCAAGCGCATTGCGTGGTTCAAGTGGTGCAGAATTTATATTTGGCTCGAATGAGCCGTTCAATATCGGCGGTTTCAATGCTGATCTGAGCACTGTACCCGCTGAGCCACATTTCGGACGAATCGACGAAGCATTTGTGACCTCTGAGATTCTTTCGGCGGATAATATTTTCAATCTTTTCTGTGCCAAAATCCCCCATACTCTTGCCGCTACTCCTTCGGGAGCGTCTCTGACTGTGGTTCGCGGGTCTAAAGGTGCATCACTTCTTCCCGGCGATTTTCCTACTACACCACTTCGTCTGTACAATTTCTCTGCAGGATCACTCGGAAACGATGGGTCCAATTCTGGCGCTGGTCTAGCTGTCGTCGGAACTCCTGTATCTGTTGCTGGAGTTGATGGCACTAAGGGTAATGCGTACAATCTCAATGGCGCTCAGAGATTTACCGCAACAGATACGGGTCTTCCTGGAGGAACTTCATCGGTTTCTTATGGGTGTTGGGTCAAGTGTTCGAACGGAACTTCTTCGGCGCTCTATCTTATCACCTGGGGAACGACCAACGGCACCAACGATACTCGTCTCTATATTTCAGCAGGTAACATCACCTTTGCGCAAGGCGCAGGCACTCCCGTAACCGGCCCATTCATCTCAGATGGACAGTGGCATTTCGTCGTAGTCGTCGAAGAGAATTCTCCAGTCGATGGTTTGAAGCGAAAGTTCTATGTGGATGGACGCCTTATCGCTTCTTCTACAGCTTTGAGCTCTATTGCTCCTGGTGGAGCTAACAAGTTTGTCATCGGTTCCTCTCTCGCGAGTGCAAGCAACTTCATCGGTGAGATCGATACCGTATTTGTCGTGGATCAGGTATTGATGGTGACCGATATTAATAAGCTTTATATCAAGAGTCTATACGATCATCTTCCTTCCCCAAAGAATGCAGGAGATCATGTCCAGGGAATGGCGGACGACATGCTTCTTGTCGATTTCGATACGTTGAATATCGAAGACAAGGTCAGTCTGAAGGTAATGGCATGAGAACCCGACAGAAAGATATTCAGCGTACAACTGTTTTGACCACGATGAATCCGGTTACCGACGTTACCGCTGGTAATGGTATATGGTCTGATGGAACACCATGGCATATGGTTCGAACAGCTACTGGTGAGTATACAATGTATTTTGATTCTCGTATATTTGTAATCAGTGGTGCTGTGGGTCCACTTGCTTCCGGTCGACAGTATTATAAGTTCGAAGCTCCTGCTGCAGGATCAGTGAGAGTACAGGTTCTCGATTCTACTGGTGCAGCAGTCAACACTGCAAACTTCGATGTAACTATTAACTGTCTAGACACTCGTACCTAGGGGCTTCCGATGAGACTTGAACTCGCCGGAAGTATCGTTCGTGCAAACCCAGTAACTAAGGTTCTCGAGAATGGAGTTCCTTTCATTCCCCAGGACTGGATCGATCTAGGGTACACCCACTTTGATGTTATTTGCATCGGTGGAGGTGGAGGACACGGTGGTGGTGTTGATACTGCGAACACCGGAACTCTGGTTAGAAATTACGGCGGAGAAGGTGGAGGCGGAGGATACCAACGAGTCCAAGGAATGCTGTCTGCGCTACCGAGTTCCTGTCCAATTGTTGTTGGTGCTTCTGGAGCTGCTGGAACCACCGTAGCCGTCGGTACAGCTACAAGTGACGGTACTGATGGTGGATATTCGTCGTTCAATGGCACTACTTGCCGAGCATCAGGTGGTAAGGGCGGAAAGAGAGCTCAGACCAATGCAATAACTGGTACATCTCAGGCTCATGGTGGTGCTGGTGGAATAGGTAACACCACTGCGGCTGGAGGTGGAGGTCTAGGCGGAGTATGTGGAACCATCGGAAGCACATTAAGCACAGATGGCGAAGACGGTCCCATCATCGACGATATTGGCCATGGCGGTGGAGGTGGCGCAGGAGGAATCGCAAAATATGGCGTAGCTACTTCATATCTCGATGGTAGTGTTGGAGGTAATGGCTCTTGGAATCCGGACGACGTCTTGGTTTCAGGAGATGGGGAAGATGTTCAGCCAGATCCAGGAACCGGAGTGTTGGTTAAGCCTGGACGAGGTGGCGGCGCTAATGCTTCTCCTTTGAACGGGTTACCGTATAACTTTGGTCAGGCAGGCACCCCAGGTACTGTTGTTATTCGTCTTACGTCTAGGTAATCATGATCACATTTACCGAGAGTGGCGATTTCAAGAATACTGAACGATATTTAGAGCATTTGTCAAGAGACAACTTGGCTTCTGTTCTAAATAAGTACGGATCTTTGGGTGTAAACGCTCTAGCCAATGCTACCCCAGTAGATTCTGGTCTGACTTCGGAGTCGTGGTATTACACGATCGAGTCAAGACGAGGATACTACTCCATTCGTTGGCATAATAGAAACGAAAATGAAGGCGAGAACATTGCCGTTCTGATCCAGTATGGTCACGGCACTGGAACCGGTGGATACGTTCAAGGTAGAGACTATATCATGCCTGCTATTCGACCTATATTTGATCAGATAGCAGCCGAAGCATGGAGGGAGGTGACCCAAGTTTAATGGCGACCATTGATGACAAAGTCGTCTCAATGAGTTTCGAATCGAGTAAGTTCGAACAAGGCGTTAGTCGAAGTATTGATGCGCTTAATCGACTCAAAGCATCACTCAAGCTCGATGGCGCTACCCAAGGAATGGCCGATATTGATAAGGCTGCTTCGGGTGTTCAGACGGGTCTCCTTGCCAAAATCGGTGGCGCTCTCGATAACCTTATTCCAAAGTTCGATGCGCTAAGACTTGTCGCGATTGGTGTGATGTCACAGATCGCCACTCGAGCAGTATTTGCTGGTTCGCAGTTGGTCAAGTCGCTTACTTTGGATCCTATCATCCAGGGATTTCACGAGTATACGACTAATCTGAATGCTGTCCAGACGATCATGGCCAACACCCAGGCCGCTGGCACTACGCTGAAGGATGTCAACAGAGCTCTGAATGAGCTGAATCATTATTCAGACAAGACGATCTATAACTTCAGCCAGATGGCCAAGAACATTGGTACTTTCACGGCTGCTGGTGTTGATCTGGATACAGCAACTGGAGCAATCAAGGGTATCGCCAACCTGGCGGCACTCTCGGGTTCGAACGCCGATCAGGCTTCAACGGCAATGTATCAGTTGTCGCAGGCTCTAGCTGCAGGCCGAGTCACGTTGATGGACTGGAACTCAGTTGTCAACGCAGGTATGGGTGGTACCGTCTTCCAGCGTGCTCTTGCACAGACAGCTGTGAAGATGGGAACGCTGAACGAGGGAGCAGTCACACTTACCGGTAAGATGAAGAACGTCTCGATTGCCGGTCAGAGTTTCCGAAACTCTCTCTCGACTACTACACCTGGCGGGAAGTCCTGGCTCACTTCCAAGGTTCTGACGAATACACTTCAGCAGTTTACGGGTGATTTGACAAATGCTCAGCTGAAAGCCCAGGGATTCAACGATGCCCAGATCAAGGCGATTCAGCAGACGGCGAAGACTGCTCAGGAAGCTGCGACTCAGGTTAAGACTCTTGGCCAGCTGCTCGACACAACAAAGGAAGCGATCGGATCCGGTTGGGCTCAAACCTGGCAGCTAGTCTTTGGTAATTTCAACCAGGCCAAGACGCTGTTCACGGATGTCTCCAATGCAGTCAACGGATTTATTCAGACAAGCTCAAACGCCAGGAACAAAGTACTAAAAGATTGGCAAGCCCTAGGTGGCCGAACGGCCCTAATCAACTCCATCAAGAACATCTTCCTAGCACTAGGCGCCGTACTTGCACCAATCAAAGATGCCTTCCGCGACATCTTCCCGGCAACAACTGGAAAAGATCTTGCCGATCTAACAAAGAAGTTGGAGGCGTTTACCAAAACGCTTAAACCAAGTCCTCAGACTGTTGAGGATTTGAGACGAACATTCAGAGGGCTGTTCGCAGTTCTGGACATCGGCAAACAGATTCTAGGTGGAATCTTCGATGTGTTTAAGCGAGTGCTCGGTGCTATCGCTGGTGGTACT